CAAAGGCAACCTTCTCGGAGAATGACGGCTCGTCATAGGTCATTCGATACCTAGATGACGCAGGATTGGAGGGCGGTTTCACCAAGGACCCACTCCCGAACCTCCGCAGCTCGCGATGATACACGAGCTGATTTGACAATGGAAGCCCGAGAGCGGCACTTCCCAAACCCCAATGGTGTCCGAACTTCGCCTTAGCGAAGGCTGTAACCCATGGATCGCCTGCACGAATGCAGGCCTTGGCCATGTGGGAAAAGCCCGCAAAGTCGGACACACCTCCACCTCTACGGAGATTTCGAATCTCCGCCCACTTACCCCCCCTCCTAAGGAAAACCGTGCTATTAAGCTCACACATGTCGGAGGCACGTGCGGTTTTCTGAGCATTAAGCTCATATCCATCGGGATACTCTCCGAGAGGAACATCAGTGGAGATGACGACGTCGTCACCATTGACCATGATGCCTCGGATCCCGGACCTCCTACCTGCCCATAGGGCCGCAAGGTAGGAGTGGAGACATAGGAGGGGGAAGGACAGATACGTACCCATCATCTGTCCGTGGGATACCTCCCCCATCTTGCCCGCATTGAGCGCCGGATAAAGCGACTCAAGGGCCCAACTCTTGATCTGACCGGGCACTACGGTGGCCTTGGATAGAAGCTTTCCTAAGATAGCCTCAGTCACATCCAGCCGCAGACCGTCGGTCGCATTGACAAGATCTACACTCGTTTGCACCGCCCCCCTGCAAACCCTCACCACACGTTCGCGACTAACAGTCCCCCTAACAAAGGGGGAGTCGCGCAGGCCAAAAAGATGGCCCTGAATTGACCTGTGGAGAGGCCCTAAGATGTCGTACGACATCGAAGGGATCCCAATCACCCGAGACTTCCCAGCTGTAGGGATAGTCTTAATTCTTAAATGAAAACGAGAATCAGACGTTTTCATGGTGGCGAAAGGGGAAGAAGAGAGGGGGTGGTGCTGACCATGGAGGGTCAAACGAGTAAAGTTGGCCCGAGCACTCTGGCCGTCAGGAGCGAAGTCGGCCCAAAAAGCCGAAGCATCGCAGCCCCAATCTCGGGTCTCAGCTCGCGCAGAACAACGCGGAGCAAAGGATGACACTGAGTCGGGGTAGCGGGACTTATCCCAGCCGTTAGGAAACAGCCGGGAAACAGTCCTCCTGACGAAAGCAAGATATTGTCTGTGCTCTCGGGTAGAGGATGGGGGAGGAGGAGGAGAGGTGGCTGTTTTTGCCCATGCTTCTGTCTTAGAAGGGGCATGACGGAAACAGCCATCAGGGAGCGAACGACCGAGGGATGAGACGGAGTGGGCTAACTCCCATCTATGGCTACGTGAAAGCCTGTTCAAGATGGGAAAGCCCTCCGCTGTCCAGCCGGTCTGAACGCGAGGAAAGCGGCGAACGGGAGCTCCTAAAGAAAATAGGGAGACATCTCGACCGCCAAGGAGAGAGAGAAGATAGCACTTAAGATCGCTGACCTGCAAGAAAGGTAACTCGCTTCGTCCTAGACGGAAGCGTAACCTAATCAACTTGAGGCCATTGATCAGCGTCTTCTCAGTGTCACGCGCTGCAATTTTGCAGTCAGCACAAGACACAGCACCCCCAGAACCAGATTTGGTTTTAGGAGAGGGTGAGTGGGCAAAGGTTTTTATGCCCATTCCAGCTATAACGTAATTTGACACGTAAAAGCTGGACGTACTACAATGTTCCTTCGTGAACAAAAA